CTTTAAAATGTCCTGAGTGTGCAGATGCAGTAGGGTACTCTTTAATAATAAGTTGTCCCTGTGTCTTACCCATAAGATTATCAATCTTCCCTTGGAACATTGGTTTGGGGAGATCTGTTATATCTTGTATGTTGACATTAAGTAGATTAGCGTCAATCCTCTCCGCAATCTTTTCCTCTGCCATTTCCATTGTAATGTAGAGAACATTTTTGCCTTGGAACAACACTGAGCTTGCCACATGACACATGAATAAAGACTTTCCAACACCTGTGCCAGCGAGAGCAATGTTGAGAGTCTTATTCGGTACTCCACCTTTTGTAATCTTGTTAACATATTCAAGGTCGAAGGGAATTTTTTCTTCCTTCTTATGATAATACTCATATCGTTCATCAACATTACCAAAGTAATCGTGCCCTATATTATTATCGAAAGACACAGCCAGAGCATCAGACAAAATACTAGGAATAGCATCCCTTCCTTTCTTGTCATCTTGTCCATCTGCTATCCCTATTGATTCCATCAATGCTAAGTATATAGCACGTTCCCTACACCATGACTCAGTAGAATCTAATAACCACTGTTCATCTTGTGGACTCTTCTCAAGATTGCCAACTAAAATTTGAACATCTTTAAGAAGTTGTTCTGTAAGATCCTTACGATTTGAGATCTCAATCAATAATGCTTCAACTGTTATCTGAGTATCATACTTAGATATAAATTGAACTACTTCTTCAAAGACTAATTTTTGACCTTGCTCCTGAAAATAATCAGGTTCAATGAAGGGGATAACCTTCCTAGAATAATCCTCGTTATAAAGAAGATTCTGTAGAATAGTTACTTCTATAGTATCCATCACTTACCATAACTATATTCTTCTTTTGCTATAGCATCTAATTTTTGTAATACGTCTTCTGTAAAATACTCTTCAGGATCTTTATAGATTGCTTTGGCATATACTTTCTTACCATTAATCTCATATCTACCTGCTACATTTTTCCACAGTCCTCCAAGTTCTCCTAACTCTAGAAGTCCGTAGTAGCGATCCAATCCTCTCTCATCATAATAAAGACGTATGTTTACTTCTTTGTTTTCTTTGGAGAGTCTAGATTTGGCTGTCTTAGCTTTAATAATGTTTCCAACAACTTCGCTCTGATCCTTTTCCTTTTTTTTGCTGAGATAAATGATCGTAGACGAGGCGTACTTGAGGCCACTGCCTCCTCCCATTTCTTTAGTAGGGACGTAACTACCGATAACATCGTATGTATGATTTGTAACTATAAGGGGTATGTTTGCTTGACCTAGTTTTAATGTTAGCATACGGAATGCTCCCTTGACAAGTTGGGATTTGGTCATGTCCCTAACTTGCTTATCATCTAGTGCGTCTCTGATTTCTTTTTCAGTAGACAACATTCCTAAAGAGTCTAACACAAACATACAAGGTTTGCGTTCCTCCTCAGATTTTTTTAAGTATATATCAACTGCTCTTAATGCCTTTGATCTAAACTCTTCTATGGTGACTACATTCACCACCACGATCCTATTTAGATCAATGCCTCTAGATTCAAGTAACCCTTTATTAACAGCAGCTTCAGTATCGAAATAGAGACAGTAACCGTCAGGATTATTGTCCAAAAAATTCTTGACAACTGCGAGGGAGAAGAAAGTCTTACCAGTGCTGCTCTCGCCAGCAATAGCGGTAATACGGTTACGAGAAGCACCACCAAATATGCTACCTGATATGAGGCTATTAAAAATGAACGAACCCGTGTCAATAAAAGATTCGGTGTCGTCGATGTCTCTGGCGAGTTGGGTGTACTCATCTCCTATCTCTTTAACTATCTCTTTTAAAAAATCCATAACTATTTAACTTCATCATGTGTATGGTCGTCCAGTTTACCAGACATCTCATAAGCATCCTTGCTACCACCATGTCCATGTGCAATACCTAATTCATGCATCTTAGCATGCTCATCAATTTGATCTCTTAGATTTTCTTTACCTGGTCCAAAGGTTAGGTATAAACCATAAACCACAAGAACCAAAATACACACACCCATAAAGACCGCATATGCAGCACCGCCTTGTAGGTTACCGTGAGGAATTAGTGTAGCAAACATTTGTATACTGTTGATGGTGTTATTATAGCACGTCCCAAAGCATATTACCAGAAATAGTTATCCTCTCATCATCACAATTATAATATGGATATACTTGATGACGTAGTGTTGAAGGGAATACAATCATAGTCCCTTGCATATCCTTATCTAGGAAGATTGGATACTCCCCAACTTCTCCCAAAATGTTACTATAAGCAAAAACAAAATCAGATGCTGCTGGACCTGCGGAATGAGCACTAATGGGAAGTTCATGTTGATCTCTCCAATCAGTAGGAATCTTCATAAAGATAACAAAAGAAAGTATACCACTATGACGATGACTAGGATTAAACTCAGTTTGATTTTGAAAATTAACCCACCAAGATAAACCTAAACCTAAGTCAATTTTATTCTTTAATGGGATTTGCCATTTTTTATCTGTACTCGCTGCAGTAGAATGAAATTCTTGTGTGAGTGGACCTATAACAGCATTTAAAAAATAGTTATCTCCCAAAGTTGAAGACTTATCTTCTAAGGTTAAACTCTTTGAAATATTACCTGCTAGATGTTTATTACAATTTTGATCATCAATCTTTGCTTGTTCTACTCTCTCCCAAAGGTAGTCCATAACCTCTGGTTTAAGTTGAGTTGAATATAGTTGAATGTTTGGTAACTCAAAAGCATTCCATTCAATACCTTCCATCATATATCACATTGCCCCTGTTTACATTGATACTCATCAGACTCTGAAAAAACCTTAACATTAGGATCTTCAGCAAAATCTAATTTTTCTTCAGTTTTTTTTAATCTCTCATCATCTACAATATTCTTTAATAAAAAATAAAGTCTAGTGTCACCACCTAATGAAAGAGCAGCAACTATAGTCTTCAAATCTTTAATATTAATAGGTAAATCCATTAGGTAAAAAACGCCTCCAGCGTTGCTGTTTTCTCTACACTCCAACCAATTGCATTAAGAATTGCTTTGAGAGGTTCTATAAAAGACTTCTCAAATTGTAGATCATAGTCCACGTACTGATTCAATTCAAGTTCCTTAGGAAAATCTTGAATGAATGACAGTACATTCTCGTGAATTGGATTGGGTAATTTTAAATAACAAAATTTAACCTTCTCACCGTTACCGATGAGTGAGTACTTTTTATCTAACTTATGCTTCTTAACATAATAGTTAAACAGTAAAGACCCCCGTATATGTATAGGAGTTCCCTTTGCATAGATGGAATTTACTGCATTATACTTCTCAACATTACTTGCAGATCTTGGAAACGAGATATCTTCTGGTGGAAGATTTTTAAAATCCTTACGAGACTTTTCAATAAAATCAATTACATCATCTTCTGTACCATTCATTATAAGTTTAAGTGCTTCCTTAATTAACTGACGACATGGTGCAGGTGTAGAAGATTTAACTGCTTCAATACCCATCATTTTTAGTTTAGGTTCTTCATATCGAACACCCTCACTATCCCATACATTCAAAATATATCTTTTCTTTGCAGTCCATATACCACGTTCAGCAATGTTCTCCCTCTTCATGAACATCTTCTGATCATAGGCATTTACGTAGTCGGCCAGTTCTTGGTAAGAACCTTCAATATAAGGCTCAAGTTTAGTTTCACACACCTTGTCAAGGAACCCAACAACGACTTCATTAGTCTTCTCTCTGCCCTTGTATACAGTCTCAACCAGATCACCCATATTAAGATAAATGGAATCAGTATCTGAAGCAATAACATAATCAACATTCTCCGTTTTCAAAAGTTTATTCATATAGGCATTCATCTTATTCTCTATCCATCGAATAGAGACTTGTCCAGACAAAGTAATTGCCTCAGCATTTGCTAGTTTAAAATACCTGAAGTACTGATTGCCGATAGCACCATAAGCAGAATTAAGAGAGATCTTTTTCGCCATTTGTATGTTGTTGCATCTTGCAATTTCTTTTTCCAGTGCCTCAGTGGGGGTCTTCTCATACTTCTGCTTTGCCTCCAACATTTTCTTCTTGAAGATCACACGATCTCCATACATCTTATCCATGAGTTCTGGTAGGAACCCTCTCACATCCTTCCTGTACTGTGCTCCATTAGCACATACAGCATAGTCTCCATC